TTTAAAAAATTAACAGTTTTATCAAATTGACCTGATTCTATTGATTCTTTAAACTTCTGATCAGCACTAAATTTCTGATATACGTCAGCTGTTTTAGTGGTTGCAGAATATAAATTCTGATAGAACTTAGGTGCCCACTCTTGTAACCATTTAGATTTCTGACCGTATATATCAGCTTGATCACTAATCTTTTTAAGTTCAGTCTTCTTTGCTACTTCAATAGCATCGCGTCTTGTCTGATATTTCTGATTTCTCAAGTCATTGAGGACTTGTTGGTTGAACATTTCAGATCGTCCAACCCCTTCAAGTCCTCGTTCAACTTGGTCTCTATAATTTAGAGAGGTTTGTTTGTTCTCCTTTAATGCATTAATGATTTGATCCTGCTGATCTTTATAAGCACGTATGCCAAGATCACCAGCGTCTTCCCTTTTGAACCGCCCCTTGGGACGAGAACGGAAGTATCCAGAATTTGTCATGTTTTAAACAAGTGTCATGTTGACATCAATTTGGTTATAATCAACTCCTAAATAGCCGTTATCCATTTCTGCTACTGCATTAGGGAGTTTAGTTAAGACATCTTGTGCTATAACGCCACGATATCTTTGTCTAGTATTATCTATATAATTCCATTCATAAATATTCAAACCAGAAGGTGATACACCAACGTGTTCAATATTCTCTTTTAGTTCTATATCAGATGCAGCAAGAAGCGGTGTAGCAATGCCACTAACAGTACCAGCTATACCAGATATAGTATTACCCCATACTTGTGCAGCGGCTGCACTAGGTGAGTGATAGACACCATAAACAGGTTGAGGTCCGAAGTCATATTCACCAAGCTGTCTTGGATATAAGAACTCAGCTCTTGGTGTAGCGATTGGTGCGATTACTCCAGGTAGTTCACCAGGATCGAGCATCCTTGAAGCGTCTGCAGCTAAGTCTGCTGACTCTCTATCTCTAGTTATCTCTTGTATCTGCGAATCTCTATTCATTAGGCTACCAGATAATGCTGCATTAATTGCAGACATCTTCTGTCCCATTACAAAGTAATCTGTCTGACTAACTTTCTCTGAACCACGACCAGTAGCTGATCTAGCTCTCATCTTGCCTTCATTCTCTAAGAATTGTAGATAGGTATCGTTTTGATTATAGCGTTGTTCCGCCTCCATCTCTTCAACACTTCTATACTCATCTTCCATGGCAGCATTAGCTGACCTTGAATTCAATGAAATCTGTCTAGTGTATACATCAGTTGACTTGTCATACTGTGCATCTAGAGAAGTCTGTTCACGTTCTCGTATCTGTAGCTCTTGTGCGAATCTTTGTAAATTAGTTAAGTCTCTATAATCAGCTGTTGCATCCTCATTCCTTGCTTTAGTTTGAATAACTTGAACTGCCTGTTCTCTATCTGCTAAGATTTTCTCCCTCTGCATATTCCAGAGTTCGACATCATATTCATGGGTACGTTCAGTGTATTCATTCTTAGCCTGTGCTTGTTTTCTAGCAGCTTGAGCAGCTTGATTACCAGCATGTACTTGGCCACCAATAGCAGCACCACCAAGGGCACCTATACCTATCATAGCACCAGCAGTTATAGCACCTACAGCACCTACAGCTGCACCAGCACCAGCACCTAATAAAGCACCGACTATAATTGGAAAGAAGTTCTCTCCCTTAGCACCAGATTCAGCTATCATCCTCTCATGAGGCTTATTAGCACCAGGAGGAAGCATATTCATTTCGGCTTCATTTACTGGAACGCCGAATTCATTCATCATCATATACATAAATTATTGTCTCCTATAGAATCGTGGTGAGTAAACACCTTCCCACATCATTGAATTTAAAGACACAGGGAATGGTGAGTCATTAAATAACCTGACTTGGAAGTTATCTGTTTTTTGGTGTATTGGTAAAGTAAATACTGATTGCTCAGATAATGCAATATCATTAGCTAAGTATGTATCAGCCTTTTGTGTAGGACTTAAGTTATACCATTCATCTAAGTAAATTACTATCTTAGCACCACTAGCAGGTGCACTAGTTATTCTAATAGATGTATCACTTAAGAATGAAAACGCAGATGTCTGTTGTACTACATTATCAATTTTAACTTTTATTTGGTCTCTATCAATATATGATATATCTTCTTCTATCCAGTTAAAATCTGTAGTAGATGCATCTCCAGTATATTCTTTTTTACCTTGTCTAACTCCAGTAGATTTAACTTTGAAACCCATGACTCCAGACAGACCGACCGCAAACTTCATTCTAGCTAAAGTTAAATTAGCTGTAAAGTCTGTCTTTGTCTTTAGGTCATCAGTTCTATAATATGTTTTAGGTAGTATAATATCGAAATCATATTTCCATCCAACTATTACATCAGCAGCAACACTTGTTAAATTTTTCCCAATTACTTTAAAGTATGGGTCTCCATCATCTGTTACTACTGTAGGTGTAGTAGTGAAACCAGATTCAATAAACTGTCCTGTAGCTGTAGTACCTTTAATAACAATAACAGGTGATAATGTAGTTACATTAGCCCAAGGTATGTAGCATTTAGAAAAGTTATTAGTTGCGTCATAAACCACTGTTGCATTATTGGCGGCATTCCTAGCATTACTGTATAGGTCCATGCAGGGGTTAATTCTTTGTCCGTCATTATTAACTATAATAGCATCAGAGGGACTCTGACTTAAACTTGCTTTACTTAATGTGAACTGACTTCCTTGTTTTGTAACTGCATAGAACTCATCTGAGTCTGCAGCTATAGTCTGTACAGTTCCCATTAACTGCCAATTAAACCACGCTTGTACTAAGTTCTTTTCTCCGTCACCATAAGTACGATAGAAATAAACTTTGTCGGAAGTTTGATCAGACATTGCGAGGAATTGATTCTGAGGGCTAGCAATAAACGTATCTACTGTAGAGGGTACCCACTCATTCACGACTCTTCCAACATCTAACACTTGAGGATTCTCGTCTTGGCCACGTGTGACCATACCGAATATACGAGTGTAGGCTGGCGTTTTACTTAAGAAATTAATATTTGTACCCATATCAACTGGGTCTACTTCTGTGTCCATCTCATAGTTAGAGATAGCACTAATTTTTGTTGATGTTGGAGTCAATATTCCATCAGCAGCTGACATCATAAATTGTTGATTCTTACTAAATAGTACTAAACCTTGTGTAGTAGGAATAACAGAATGTAATGCTGCAGGTCGAACAGTTGAACAACTTATATCAATTGGGTCTGAATCAGTTACTATCTGTGCGGAAGTGAAATAGAAATTATAGAAGGCCTTTGACTGACTCATGGATACATTATCGTCTGATAAGAATCCGAGTCTATTGTTATGGAAAAATGCTTGTTGTATTTTAGATCCTACAAAGCTAGGATGTGAGTTAGTTACATCATCTCCTACTTCTCTAGCAGTCCAAGAAATTTTTTGGAAGACAAATGTATTAGCAGATGAATTGATTAATTCATGTGGCATTGTAGCTGAATCTAACCCTGGGGATTTAGATGGGTCTAATGCTTCACCCCAATAACCAGGTCCAGATGTACCATCATCTGCTACAAACTTTGCCCAATACGTATCTAGTGTAGATGCTGTATTAATTATTTTAACTGTATGCCCATTAAAAGATTGAGCAGGTAGTTGTGTTATATTATCTACTTGGTTTTGGAATACACTTACAGAAGCTCCGGTTAAACCACCTTCAGCAGTTATTGTAAAAGCAGAAGTTCTAGTTAATTGTAAGGTTGATTGATATACAACAGTTGTTAACCCTGATATACTTAGAGCATCAATTGCTGTTTTAATTTTACCTAGTGCATCTGAATATGTATCATCACTATCTGTAGTAACTGTAGCACTCTGACCAGCAACTACAAATGAATATGCAGTACTAACAGCAGTACCACTTAAGACAAGTGTAGCTTGTTTATTTAGTACGAATGCAGGGTCAGCTTGTTTAGCTGCTGTTAGTAAATTATTAGTTATTATCGATGTATCTTGTACAGTAAGTACATCATAGTTTAGACGTGCTCCTGTAAGGTATGCCTGTGCCCCTGTACCATACGTAACAGTGCAGGCTACCCCAGTGGTAGCATTCCATATATCTATGTCCCCTGTAGAGCCTCCTAGTGCAGGCTTTATACATCCTATGTATTTCTCTGTTGATGTTCTAGCAATGTAGAACCATTTTGACGAATCATATGTAGTACCAGTACCTAGATTAGCAATCCATTTGAAGCCTGGTCGTTTAGTAAGTCCAAACGTAGGGTCTGGGTAACCATTAAGACACTCACGGACTTGACCTGGAAGCTTCTTATCATCAGATTGTCTAGATACTCCACCTAAGTAATTGTCAATTCGTTGAGTAACAGCTGGCATTATCTTTGAAGTACTTGGTAAGGTTTATAACTCTGGTAATAGTTTTGTTGTCCTTGAGGGTGTCCAAAGAAAGTAAACTGTCCTTGTTGTGTTTCATATTCTAAAGCTCTTGATCTAGCATAAGCTTCTTGTTGTTGTAACATTTGATACTGAGTACTGTCTCCTACAATTCTTTGTGATACTAATGTAGCAGCTCTACCAGTAATGAAATCTTGTACAGGTTGAGGTAAATCTACCCAATCAAACTCCCATATAATGTCACATTCTACGTTAGTTCCTGGTATTTCTGATAGATCATATGTGTGATGTTGTCTATCATATAGCTTTCCACCTCTTCGTATGCAATCAAATTCTGCATTAGCACTGTTTTCAGTGAGTTTGATTTGAAGTATATTGTTTGGTATAGCTATTTCATTAGAAGCATCTCTAACCATTTGATAATGGTATTCTGTATTAAATGTCCAGCCTTCTGATTGTACCTCTTTTGAGACCTGTAACAAAGTATCGTATGCAATCGCAACGTCTGGGTTGGTTTCATCGAGAGTGGTTACAGGTGCCTGACCACATGACGACAGTATTTGATTTATGGCTGGTAATTCTTGAGTAGCGTTAGTGGTTGGAAAAGGCATAATATTTTTTTGTAATAAAAAAGGGGAACCGAAGTCCCCCATATATAAAAGTTAGAATGCAGCGTTACCTGAAGAACCAACTGCAGCACCGGCGATAAGCTCAACGCAAGCAGCAGGATTCAGATAGTCAGCTCCCATAGCTAAACGTCCTAGAATGACGTCGCCCTGGTAAACTACTGATACATCCCCACTTGTAACTTGTACTTGAGGTCCGATTGCTTCAACAACACCTGCGCCTTCCTTCTGGAAGATAAGTCCACAGCTGTTAGCGAATTCAGTCTCTTCACCGTACTCGTTATTGATTCCGGTTACGTCGGTTGCAGCATCTTCTACTGCTTCTCCAACGAAGGAACCTGTGTTACCTGGTGAGGTTACACCTGGGTTTGTAGCGGAAGCGGATCCATACTTAGTACCATAGGAACTGAAGAATGGTACGTTCATTGACTTGAAGATCTTAATGCCTGCAATTTCAATGATGCCGTTTCCTTTCTGTAGGCTATCACCCTGATCGTCTCTATTAACAAGACCACTAGAACCGACAGCTTGTATCAATTCATAGTATTGACGAGGGTTCAATACACCTACACGTCCATCGTTACTTACTCCCTTCTCATCTAGAGCAGCGGCAGCATCGTAGAACGCATTTATTAGGCTAGCAGATACATAAGCATCAGAAGCCTGGTTGTTTGTACCAACACGGATTTGTGTTCCGCCTGGCTCTACAAAGTTAGACTTTGTAATTGGACTTGCAGCCCTAGCTCCACGAGCGATAGCTCTGAAGATAAGTCTGTCATACTTTTGAGCAAGAGCATATCCAATCTTCTTGGAAATCTCTCCTCTCAATTCGTAGTGTGCAAGAGTTTCATCTAGTTCATACACGAAGGCTGAACTGATAAGTAGATCATCAACTGTGATGGTCTTCTCTGCTACTGGAGGTGCGCCGTCACTGTTACCTAGGATAGCGTTTCCTGGAGTATGATATTCGGCTTTTGTGTGTCCCGTGTAGATGAACTGCAATGACTTGCCGTTCTTTAGGGTACGCTTCATTACCAGATCACGTGCGATTGCATTGTGCTGGAAGCCTTTGAACATCTCTCCACTAAACAGCTTTAGGTATAAAGCACGTGCGTCACCTGTACTATTAGCCTGACCCGGCCTCGTAAGGGAGGTAGTCAGGTCTGCACTCTGATGAGCCATTGTTTAATGTAATTTAAAAGTTTATATAATTTCTTCAGCTGAAAATTGTTGCGCGTTTGTTATCCATTGTAGGTCTTTCCCTACCGTCTAGACGGCTAAGGGTATCCGACGTATCGGGCCAAAGCCAAGAGCGGGTAAGCGGACTCGAACCGCTAAACCTAGCTTGGAAGGCTAGAGTTTTACCATTAAACTATACCCGCTACCCCTTTAGCTTGTTAAGGCTTCCTCTAAGGATTGGGGTTCATCTTCATCTATACCAGGAGGTTGGTAATCACTAGGCATAGTGTCTAGTTCTTCTTTAACTTCTGGTTCGGGTGACAAACTAGTAATGCTAGCTCGCATTTTTGATGATTGATGTGCCATTAGAAATTGTATTTGGCACCAATTTTAGTGCCGTATGCGTTATCAGCATCTTCATCAGTAATGAATGATACTTCACCATACACATCGAGCTTATCAGATGCAGCTACGGAAGCTCCGAGCTTACCTGAAAATTCTGTGGTCCCATCTACGCCGTCTGATCCGACGAGTGCAGGTCCGCCTTGGATGTAGTATCCTAAGTCACCTACTTCGCCTTCATAAC